CCAGGGCGTCAGCTCGAAGTTGAGCAGCGAATGCACGATGTGTTCCATGGCGAGGCCCGGCTTCTGGGGAATCCGCGGATTGTAGCAACCGCAGATTGACCGAAATCGGTGCCGCCCGTAAACTTGCCCGTTCGCATCAGGCGCCGGGCGGTTAGCTCAGCGGTAGAGCACTGCCTTCACACGGCAGGTGTCGCAGGTTCGATCCCTGCACCGCCCACCAGCGTTATCAACGACTTAGGCCACCTCAAAGGGTGGCCTATTTCATTGTACGGACGCCCGTACGGAAAGATGTAGGCATTTCCCTACACGACGACGAGCATTGCGCCGATACCGCGTCTCGTTGCATGACGCGATCATGGATTGCGCGCGCCGGGCCGTCAGGGACGCCAAGGATGGCGAGCTAACCGATGTAAGCCCCGGCGCGTCACTTGCGAACCATCGCGACGCGTGGGAGTAGACTCGGCGATGGCGGGGAGGCCACTAGGGGGAAACGAGATGAATGTAAATGGGGCAGGAGTCGTCGCGGCGGTGCTCGCGCTCACTCTCTCCGGCTGCGCGTCAGCGCCTTCACAGCGCCAAATCGCAAACGCCGATTACGGACGGCCAATGACGCAATCGGAATGCCTAAGCATTGCTGAGAGCGCCATAGCGAGCCAGTTAAAGGACCCAAGTTCTGCGCAGTTTCGTTATGAGGTGCCATGCCACACTGGCTACAGCAACAACGTGCCGCTGCTTGGGCGCCGAGCGCAGTTTGGTTACATTCAAGACGGCGAGGTCAACGGCAAAAACTCGTTTGGTGGCTATGTTGGTTTTCGCCCGTACCACGTTTTGATGCGCGACGGCGTAGTTGTAGTTAGCTGCATCACTGACGCCAATGGGCTTTGCATTTGATGTAGCGGCGCGCGTCTCAACTCTTGAGCGTGCTGCATCCATAATTGCCGCATGTCACGCCGTCGCCCCACCAAAGCCGAACGCGAGCGCATCGTTACCCTCGACTTGCTTGCTGATTGGCACGCATATGCGGAACCGCTGCCAGAACCGCGCAGCGAGCACGACTGGCGCTACTTCGGCACGATCACGATAGATGGACAAACGGGCGCGCTTGCATGGCGTGCCGGCGGTTACGGGATCGGGATCGGCAACGGCGCGAGCGTGCGCGAGCTTGGTCTGTGGGATCGCATCAAGGTAACTTCGTTCTTAATGGATGCGCCGCCAGGCTACGCGGATGCGCCGCACTTCACGCCGCTGGCCCCCTCGGTGTGGCCGAAGGAATGGGACTACGCCGCCAAGTAGTGTTCGTAATACGGCCGGGCGCGCGGTGCCAGAGCACCGACTCCGGGTATCGTTTTTGGGTCAACACGAGGTTGTCATGAATCCTTTGCTACCAACCGATGGCTCGAGGCCAGTTGCCGTACGCGGCATCGATCATGGTTCGCTGTTTTACCTTTTCCGTAATAGACGCCTGGACGGCCTGTGCATGCGCGTCCAGCTCAATAACATCCCGGCATTCATTAGGCTCAGCGGTGAAGATCGGTTCAAGATTGATCAGGCAAACGAACATGATCTTGCAATCTTGCTAGGGAACGGTTCTCTTCATTTCCGACCGAACGAAAGGCAGCCAGCGGATTCCGATGTCGGCGAACCCGGATGCTTGGTTATCACCAATAACGGCACAGGAATGACGGTCCGGCTCGATGGGCATGCTGGTGCGTATACGTCGTATTGGTGTCAACTCTCCGACGGCGTATTGCAGGAAGGCATCCCGGGTAGCGGTTGCGCAGTCGACAACTGGCAACTAATTTTCCGTGCGCTCGATGGACGCGACATCGTCTTATTCAGCATCGGGCCCAGCATAGATTGATCACAGCCTTAGCGCGAAGACCTCTGCCTTGGGCGCTTCGCTAAGCCCGTAGCGGCATGCATCGGCGCCATGATCCGGCCCGGAGCTATCCACGTCCTCGACACGCTTCGTGTCGCGCGCCAGGTACGGCACGGTTGCCCACCAGTAGGCGCATGCACGGCTCACGTACAAACCGGGCTTGTCGGGTTTGCCCGCGTCCTGTAGCAGCCGCTTCATCTTTTGCCAGCCGGCGACACGTCCGGCCTTTTGCGCCGGGTAGAAATGCACCCGCGCTTGCCTGAACTCGTCGGCGATCGAACCGGATGCGTGCCCGCTCTAGGCAAAGATGGCATCGTCCGCGCAGCCTCGCGCTTGCACATTCCAGCGCTTGCACATGGCGCGGATTTCCTCGGCGAGTACCGGAACGGTCCAGCCAAGACCCGTATTCAAGTCCTCGCCCTTCACGGTCGCCAGTTCGTCCACCAGCACCAGCGAACCGCGCGGATAGTAACGATTGCCCACGGTGTCGCCCGGTGACTTCGCGACGATGTACGTAACGCTCGGCGCGGATGATCCGAAGTCGTGCGCAAGATGCGTTTCCCAGCCTTCCGGGATCGCTTGCCAAGGATCAACCGCGTTGCGGGACTCGTCCAAGACAGCCGCGAAGTACGCGCCACGCGCGACGGCCCAGTCGCCCTCAACCCACGCCCGCAGCAATTCCGGGTCGTCGGGGCACGAGGAACGCAACTGCTCGGCATACTGCTCGCGGTCGATGAATTGGTTACCGGCGAACGTGCTGGGGCAATAAATCCATTCGCGCTTGCTCTTTTCCTCCAGGAACGGCACCCACGGCGCCTGCTTGAACACGAAACGCTTCGCCAGCCAGTAGTGACCGGGACCGCCGGGGTTCGCCGCAATGACCATGCGCACCGGCATATCGGCAGGGCCGCGCATGTTCGAGCGCAACAGGTCAAGCAATTGCGATGTGGGGAATTGTCCAGCCTCATCCACCAGCAACAAGGTAAAGGATCGGCCTTGATACTTGGCATAGTCGCCAGCGCTTTCGAGCTGGCCCAATTCGACGTAAGCACCGTTTGGCAGTTTCCAGACGTGTTCCGCCGCGTTGTAGCGGGCAGCCGTTCCGTAGGCTGCGCCGAACAGTTCGCGCGTCACTAGTTCAAAGTCGGCAAGGCCGCGATAGGTACGCCGGATATACAGGATGCGCGCGCGGTCTTTGTACTATTCAGCGTGTCGCAGTGCGAGGAACGCCAGCGCGAACGACTTGCCGCCGCCGCGTCCGCCGCCCAGGAACAAGTCGACTTCCTCGGGCATCGTCAACGCCCGTTGCTGGAACTCATTAAGCTCGATCGATGTCGATGCCATCATTCCGTTCCTCTCGTTCGATACGCTTCACAAGCTCCGGTTGCTCGGCAATGATCCGCGCCTTGTATTCGTCCAGCTTCGACGCGCCGGGGAGCGTGATGTTCACTTGGACCGCCGTTTGATCGGCGACGGGTGAGTTGTCGCGGTAGTGGTGGCGCGCCTTCAACAGGAAAATCTTTGCTACGGCGCTGCCGTTTTTCGCGTCTTCCCAAAGCATGTCGATCAATTCCTTTTCCTCGACACCAAGCTGGGCCTCGCGCGCTTCGGCTAACTCGGGGTTTTCCTTAAGCCAGCGATAGAACACCTAACGCGATACGCCGAACAGCTTGGCGATGGTGTGAGTGTTGTAGTGCTCAAGGGTGTACTTCTCGATCCGCGCGAGTGCGTCCTTTGGCGGGTTTTTGCGTGGCATGGGCATCAGTTCATCTCCAAAAAGGTTGCCGGGTCACGACGCATGGCAGCGCCGCCCCGGCTGCCGGGGTTATTGTTGGAACCGGACACTCGCCGGCTTGTCCGGAGTGTTCAGGCGTACGCCATCGGGCAGCGCGAACCGTTCATCATTGGACTGCCGTCCGCGCGCGGAACAGGTCGCCGCCGTACCCAAGCGACCCGGCTCCGGAGATGGGCGCGAGTGCAGCGTGTGAATGATCCTCGACCGAAATACCGGCGCTGATCACGGCCGACCCGACCCACATGGGGCCGCCAGCAAAGTACGGCACTGGATGGCCCTGCGCTTCAGTATTGATCGGGCCGTTGAAGGCGTAGCTCGGTGTGTTGCCGGGGCTGTCTTTTGAATTAATGCCTTTGGGCTATGGAGATAGCATCTGGATGATGCCGCCGATCGCCATCGCTTCGCCGATCTTGATCATCGCGGTGCCGACAGCGGAAAACTCCGGCGCATAGATGTCGATTAACGCGCCAACAACAATCAGAACCGCTCCGAGAATGACATTCAGTACACCGCCGCGTTTGCTGCCAATCACAACTGGCGCGATGCGGATGGCGTCACGCCCGACTGGCTGGTCCAACTCATCGCGCGCCAGATTCTTCTTGCCTGCAAATACCGCGAAGCCTATGCCTCGCGCCTTGGCGCCCATGAGATAGGCATCGATCCCCTTGAAGTTCGCGCGAAGATACTTAATGGCCTCGGCCGGGCTATGGGAGTCCAGCGCTGCATAGTGCACGCGGCCGAACTTTTTCCCTGCCTCGCCGTACAGTCGGATTTCTTGAAGCTACGTGGTCATGTTTGCGGTTTCCTCATTCGATTCGGACGCAGGCGCGCGGTGGCGTCGGCCTTGCTAGAGATAGCCTCGGCTGCCTCATGGTCATTGCCAGCCAAGACGCGCATGCATATGGCGCACAAGCCGAGTACCAGTTCCCCCTCGCTTGATTCAATCCCCATAACCATTGGCGGATGATCGCGGTTAAACGGCGCACGACAGGCGTCGCATGAAATGAAGTCGATTCCTGGAAGATCATTGACTCGCATGGTCGGTTGTCCTGTTGCGTGTGTCTGTTGCCATTATCACTCCTCCAAATCCGCAACAGTGCGCACGTTCAACGTGTCGCGGGTCAATTCGGCAACCAGCAACCGGCCGCCGCAGTCGTATTCAGCGCTTGGCAGTCCGCGCGCATATGCCACTTGCTCGCGTGCGAGCGCTTCCATGTCGGCGTCGGTGAACGGCGTGTCGTGCTCGTTGCCCGTTTCCGGGTTGAGTGACACATGCCGCACTTGCTCTGCCTT